AAAAAAGTAACGATAGTGGTATAATAGAATTTGAAAAAGGTGTAACTAAAGATTTTAAGAAAATCTTTAATACTGAATATGAGAATATGCAACAGAAGTTTGGAAACATATCTACCATATCTTCTGTTGGTGTTCTTAGAGATAGTAATTTGAGTACATATGGCTCATACAATGATAATTCAAGAGAATTAGTGTTAAGATTTGCTAATAAGAAAAGTTTTGTATCAGAACACACTAAAAAAGCAAAGAAAATGAACAAGTCCGGTGAATGGTCAACTGCACATTATTTACACGCTATAAGGCACGAAATAGGTCATGCAATTCAGCTTGAACATAAACTGAATGACCCATTGTGGAATGAAAAATTAAAAGCAATACAGGATATAATGCGTTCATTACCTGAATATGATAACAATAAATTTAAAGGTAAATATACCGTATCAAAATATGCTATGCAAGATATAAATGAATTTATATCTGAATGTATTGCAGAAAGTATGAATAAGAAGGCAAAATACACATCTAAGCAAGTTGCAAATATCATTAAGGGGGATAAATAATTATGACTGAGATATTTAATAAGTATATAAAATGGTCTCATTTGGATAATACTTGTCATAGACGGCTAAATAAAGATGCCCCGGAATACATTAAAGATGAAGTAAGAAAACTTGATGATGAATATTATAAAAAAACAGGAAGGCATAAAATGATTGTTGATTATGATGATGAATAACGATTGTCTAGACTATTAGTTTTTATACTTTTTATG